TGCCCTTTGCAGGTTGACCTAATTTAATTTTTTGTCTAACCCTACTCCTTTTTTCAGAAGCTGTCATTTCACCAGTAGTTTTCGGAGTTTTTGAAGAGATTCGTTTACTGGGTCTACAATACGGTGTGCCTCTTTTTTCACCTTTTCGACGACCACATTTTTTACCTGTACGAACATCCTTCCAATCTTCTTTAAACCATCGTTTAAGAGCAAGACCAGCTTTTGTTTTTCGAACAGCCATAAAATCCTCAAGCGTACTTCGTCACTTTTCGTCTATCCGACATGACTTTTCCGCAGCCTCTTGCAACATTTTTTTGAGAACTCGCTCTTTTTCTTCTATTTGCTGCACGTTCCAGTGCTTTGCCATAGCCTCCTCCAGTCGCTCTCGCGACTCCAGAAGACGATTTTTTACGTTTTTTAGATTTTCCGTAGTTAGCTGCTCCGACTTTTCGGCACTTAGCAATCGCTCCAGACGCATACGCTGATGGGAAGACCGAATAGCGAGCTTTAACTTTTCTGTAACAAGCATCTTTAGGCATCTTTTTTAGTCCTCCTTATGCTTTCTTTACCTTGACGAAAAATTCTAGCAACTTCTGTTTTGCCCATAACTTTCGCCCTTTGCTCACCTACTGTTAGTATTTGTATTTTCCTTGCAAAAGACTTTTTAACCTTTTTTACTTTTGCAACGGTTGCTCTAGCATCCGCAGGAGTAGCAAATTTTATTCTAACAGTATCCTTAGGGTTTTCATCCGTGTAAAGTCTTCGGCCGGACCCTTTAGGTTTCTTTCCTGTTCCTACTTTAGGATCTTTTCGTCTTCCCACGTTTTTTCCTCCCCGCGCAATACGCCTTTTCACTAAAACCACGCGGTCGACTGCAATTTACAGACTTTTTTCTTTTCGCACTCCACTTCCGTTTTTGCGGAGGTTTAGAAACCTGTTGCCGCATTTGTGCGCGACCAATCACCATCAGATAAGTTGCTCCAAACCTGCAGCAACAACAACTAAAAGCATGAGTCCCCACATCCGGTTATCGAGAGCCTTCAATTTATCTTGAATATCCCCATAACGCTGACTACATTCGGCTTCGTGCTTTTCTAGCAGTTTTAAAACTTCTTCGGCCTTCATTAACACTTCCACCTTCTACGAGCCTGACGTAAACGTGAGTTTGGATTTTTTGCTGCTTTAGGAAACTTTTTCATTTGACCAGCAGAACGAGCGCAAAACGATTTACGTCGTTTGGCTGCTTTACTACCCTTTTTTACTTTTCCTGTCACAGCGGTCTTTAACTTAGAACCGGGGTTCGCCCTTCTATATGCAGCTACCCCAGCTCTAGTCATACCCGCGCCCTTTTCAGTAGGACGAAAGTTCTTTTTGTTACGCTTTGGCATTTTTGCCTTACGGCGAGCCATAACGCACCTAGTTAAAGAAAAACGTCACAGCAGTGATATTTGTAAGAGTAGAGACATGAATGTCGCTTACCTTTATACCCTCTGCTGGGATGTTTACTGAGTGTGTATCAGATGCATTAAAATCTAAATCTAACACAGTCGCGCCACCGTTACCATCTGTAACAGTTAGCCGAGGTGTGCCAGAAGCTGATTTTAATTGTATCTGTCTGATACGAGCAGGACCAACACCGACAGAACCGGTGCCAGTGATACGTTTTGCCCTTACGTCAGATCCGGCCATGAGACACTCCTTAGAATACTGAGTATTCTAGTTCAACCGTGAAGCGTCCAGCGGTTACATCAGCGTTTACAGTGGTTGTAGCAGCCGCATACAAATTTTTGCTTGCGATTGCTGCCGTCACGTTGGGAACAAAGATATGATAGTTTCCAGCCGTATCATTAAAGTTAATGTCGATCTCAGTAATCGACTGAGTAGCGCTCAACTGCTCATTGAATGATGTGACGCCAGCACCAACGATCTCTGTTCCCGAAGAAACAGCTGCGTTTGTCGCTGTCCCGCTTGTAGCACTAAGTTGAAGATTGCCTACAAGAGTTTGCCCAGCGGCGGTTGTAATACCAATCAAAGCCCTATGAATGAAAAACTTTGTAGGAGTTACGAGGCCGTCAGGGGCATCTGTGTTAAGCGTTCCAAGTTCTACAAGAACGTCCCCATCGGCATATGCAGTGCTAGCCGCAGTTGTGGCAGCGAGAGAGCCAGCAAAAGATTGAATCTTCCTTGTTCCCATGGAAACAAGCTGCCCAGTTGAATTAACAGAAAACCCTGTTTCTGTAATTGCACCGGTAGTGCTGCTTTCGTTGATTACGTTAAATCCGCCCTTTGAGCGGACTGGACCCGAAAAGGTAGTATTTGCCATTTAAATCTCCTGTCGTGGCAAGTGTCAGCTTTCGCTGTCAGGAATTAATTTACTATAAAACAAAAAAGGGCGACTGAAAAGCCGCCCTTTGATAAAGTGTTTTTGGAGTTTTATGCTCCCGGCGAACCAAACACACAACGTGGGTCCGAGAATCCGAACGAATAACGCTCACGAGCCTTGAACCGCATATTGCCTGTATCAAAATCACCCTCCATCTGAGTGCGGACTGGAGCACGTTCAAAGTGCTTAAATCCATTCGGTGCGTCAGTCTTAATGAAGAACGCATCGGTATCAGTAAGGAAGTGATTAATGACGTAGCCTTCCGACAGCATGCCCATGCTGCGAAGAGCATTTACATCGTTGTCGGCAGTGCCCGAACGAAGAGTCGAAGCCATCAGACGCTCAGCAACAAATTGAAGTGCCGGAGGAATAATTAGCTTCATACCCCGCAGGGCGATTTTAAGGCCGCGTTCATCGACGAAACCAGAGATGCTAATCATAGCATCCTCAAGCGAAGTTTCGTTCAAGTCTGCCGCAACAGACGGCTCGTTTGCCAACGTACCGCCACCCGAAAGCGGGTGATCTGTTGCACAAAGCTCTTTACCATCGCCACCAGTAAAACTGGAGTTAAAGGCATTGTTAAGGACATTAGCTGCCTTAACCTGCTTTGTATGGGCCATAGAACGAGCTAGTGCGCGAGTATAACGTGACGCCAAGCGGTCATACAAGTTATCCTCAATAGCTTCCTCAGTAATAGAGAAGGCCAAAGCAATAGTCTCGTGAGTGTAGCGAGAGGTGAATGATTCTTGTGCCGAATCAAAATTTACCGCTCCACCCTCATTTTTTGCAGGTGCTGCACCGAAACCGGTTAGCATCACCTCTTCTTCAAACGCTCGATCCGAAGACTCTGTGTCGAAGATTTCAGCATGTTCGTTTTCGTAACGACCATACTCCATGCCAAAGAGGGCATTGAGACCGGGCTCAAGCTCTTTAGCTAGTTGTGCGCGTGAAATAGGCATTATCTAGCTCCCCCTATTAGGTGCCAGCCGTCTGCGTATACGCATGCTCGTTTATCAAAACGTATGCATTCGTATTTGCAGAACTGGTGTCACTGTTGTCAGGATCTTTAGAGATGCCGATAATACGCAGCTGAGCAGCGCTTGCTCCAGTAGAAGATGAAATTTCGGTAGACGAAAGTCCAGTCACTGTCGAACCGCTGGTCGTTGAAGTAGTGTCAGCATTTTCTCCAACCGCAGTATCCGCCAAAGTGCCGTCACATTGTACTTCAAACACAATGCGAGGATCGTCGTATACCGTTGCAACAATATCACTAGCTGCGATACTGCCGGGGTAGTAGTTGGAAAAGGTAGGTTTGCCCGTAGTCGGATCGGTATAAAAACAACCATAGAACACACCGACAATATCAGCCGAAGAAGCGGCTGCAATGTCGATATCACCATCAGCCGTCGCAATTACCAATGAACCTTGGTAAATGGCATTAGATGCCCCAGACGGAATGGTGTATTCGTTCGCAGTGAAGTTCGCAACACCGCCCATAGTACGGACTGGCCTCAAGCCAAAAGCAAAATCTTTATTTGCCATTTTGTCCTCCTAAAGGGGATGAAATAAAGCGGCCTTACTTAGTGTTAGGACCACCAAAGGTTACACGAGACTGTCTATCTTGTGAGATAGGCATGGAAGGATGTTGTTCCTTCATGAGATCATTATCGACTGCCGTCATTTGATCAGACGTTTGCTGTTCAAAATACTCATTACGGCTTTCTGCGATCTCTTCTGGCACCTTGGTAAGCATCAAACCACCTACACCGATGACTCCGGCATGACGACCATCTTCAATAGTCGGTGCATCGAAGTCTGGGTAATCCTCTGCGCGAACAGGTTCATAACCCTCCCGGATTCGACCAGAAACATTTTTGCGGTCTTCTTGACCACGAACTTCTGTGCGAACCCATCTGAATTTATAGCCCTCAGGCGGCTGCGGTGCTTCTAGCGACGAAGCTGGTCTCCAAGGTTTCCTGCGCTCAGTTTTAGAGCGAGTTTCAGAAGCGCGAGGAGTCCTCTTGTTGATTTCCGACATTTAAGCCTCCTTCACGTGTTTCGCGTATTCCTCGAGTGGAACACCGAGTTTTTTAGCGATAGCCACTTGACTTTGAGTCAAACGAACCGTCCTGCGCCCGGTTTTTACATTTCTATTAGCAGGGGCAACAGTTTGGGCGGGTTTCCGTTGTCCTGATTTCTGACCCTCAAATTTATGAGGGAATTCGTTTCGTATGCGAGAGTCTATCTCAGCATAATAATCCTCTGAAGCGGGGTCAAAACCCTCTTCTTCGATGAGTTTACGATGAATTGAGAATGCTGTAAAGGTCATCGCCTCATCTTTTCCAAACCACTCGTTATCAGACGCCCATCTTTGAGCGCGAGGATCTGGTGCAACTTGAGCTTGTTGTTCTGCTTGCGGAGCCTCTGGCTCATCGAGCGTGACCTCAGTAGCTGCTTCTTGTTCCTGTTTTAGCCGCATTTCGTCCCGCGTAAGACGATCATTTTCTACAGCTAATCGAGAAACCATTTCTTGCGCATCAGCAAGAGCCTCTGAATCTCCTTCTTCATACGCCAGCTTTACAGCTCGTTTCGCTTCAGCAAGCTCACTTTTTACACGACCAGCAGACTCTGTCATAAATGCAGCGGTGCTTTCGTTGTAATTTTTATTGAGCTTTTCGTTTTCTTCTTTGAGCTTTTTAGCAAAATCAAGGGCGGCTTGTTCCCGCCTCTCCGCCTCTCGCATTTTATACGTTAGACGGTCAATACGCTTTTTTACGCCCTCGGAATATTGTTCATGTTCTTCGTCTGTTGAAACAGCTTCTTGAGAAACTTCAGCCTCTCCTGACTGTTCATCCTCTTCTTCAACTTGAATATCCAGCTCAAGCTCGCCCTGCTCAACAACTTCTTCTTTTTCTTTAACGTCCGACATGGTGTCTCCTAAACAGCAATAATATCACGCGGGTCATCTATCACCGCAAGAATTTCGTCATCGTTTAACAAACGAGGCTCTGCGCCGTCGATTTTAAAACGAGAACCAGCATAACGACCAAACATCACCCAATCTCCCGCTTTACACCACGGACCATCAGGAAATTTACCGTCATCTCGGTAAGCATCTGGACCCAAACTAACAACATAACCGACGTTAGTCGCCAACTGGTTCCGTTCACGTGTTTCGTCGGAAAGGATAACACCGCCTTTTGTAGACTGCGGTAGTGTATATGGAAGGATAAGGATACGCCAGCCAGTAGGTTTAGGGAGCCGTTCCAACGCAGGTCGGGTCTCGTCTGTTTCCTCTGATAAGGCAAAAGTAGCCGGATTCAACAAATCTTTCTTCTTTTGCGATTCCGCTTTGTTGTTTTCAACAATTTTAGCGGCTCGGCGTTCCTCTATTACCCGGTCAGGAACGTATAACCTTTTAGTCATCGTCGGCAGTCTCCATACGCTTACGCGTTTCTCTAAGTATTTGTTCTATATCTCCGAGAGCAGAAACTCGGCCCATATAATGTTGGTAATCTTCCATAGAAGATACACCATTCGACATCAGCGTTTC